ATTCTGTTTCAAACCCCAATATAGAAGAACGATATGTGTTAAATATACTTGTTTTAAATATATTATCTAATTTAATATTATAATTTGGAACAAATTGTTGAGGTATAAATCTACTATTTTTTAATTCAAATTTAGGATTATTGATACCAGTTCTTTGGTCTGATACCATTGTAATTTTAGTTTTTCCAACGCCTAAAGTAGCACCTGGTCCTCCACCATATGAATATAAAGCGTTTGGATCATCTTGTTTTTCATTAATTTTATTAAGTAAACCAAATAATCTACTTTTGTTACCTTCATCTCCCCCAGTAGCTATAGTACTTAAATAAGTAGGTAAACCTAAAGGATCGAAATTTGATATAGCTCCTACTATCCCAGTAGCATCTGGTCCCCCTATACCTGCAAGGGGATTTAACCCTTGTTTATTTGTATGAAGACCAATTGCATTTCCGGCTGCTTGAGCTAAAGTACCTAAAGGTGTATACACACCCTGGTTCATAGCTAAATTGTCCTGGATAAATTGTCCAATAGCGGATAGTACTGAGGATGAAGTAGATTCTTCTTGTTTGTAACGTGTATATCCTTTACTTGAATTAACATTAGTTAATGATAAAACATTTTGTTTTGCTATAAATAAAGGACCATTTGGGGATTTAAAATCAAAAAACATTTGGGCTAATCTAGAGACATCATTTGCTACTACTTTAGGTAGTAATGTCCCACCACGTAATAAAAAATCAGGTCCTCCTGTTTTTCCTACTTTAGAAAAACTTTCAGGGATTTTTGTTGTTACATAGGGTTGGTTGCTATTCCCACCACCAACTGTGTCTTTACCATACCTAAGAGATCTTAGGTTGGTTGTTAGATTAACCAAAGCCATTTATTATCCTGGTAAGTTATTTAAATATTTGTCTCCTGGAGGTATTGTTCCTCTATCCATTGTTGATGGAGAAGGTAAAACACCATTTGGTGGAGCTACATTCATTGCTGTTGGATCACCTTCAGTTGAATACTCTTTATGTAAAGTAGACTGTTGGAAATTTGGTATAGAAGGTGTTGCACCATCTAACCCGCTTAATTGTGAACCTTGTTGTGTTAATTTGTTTAGTAAACTCATAATTATTGATTTTTATTATAAATATTGAACTATTGTACTTCGTATAAACCTAATGGAGCCATTTCTGGTGTTTTCTTAACTAATTGTGCTAATAGTTTATTAGTTTCACTCATATCAGTACCTCCTCCTCCTCCTCCTTGTCCTAAATTAGTTCCTGCTACTAGAGTATCTTGGTTATTAAGTGCTATTGAACCTTTAGGTGTTGATAATACTCTATCCCCATATCCTGCAGGTGATATCATATCATCAGCTGTTGCATAATAAGCAGCTAAAGCTCCCATTCCTAATGCTAAACCTCCAACAACCGCAACCATCCCAAGTCCTAAAGTTCCAGCAGCCGCAGCCGCCATCTTAGCTACAGCAGTAATTCCTGCTTTTATACCTAAATAAGTTTCAAGAGCAATTGTTTTTATTAGTCCCGCATTTGCAACTAATATTGCTGCTCCTACAACTGTAAAGGCAGCTGCTAACCCCGCGGCTAAGGGCCCCATATTTTCTAAGGTTTCTTCCAATGATTTTGAAGGATCTATCATAGCATTAAAAATTTCACCTATACCATTAAAAGCCTCTAGGATAGGAGTTACTAAGAAAGAAATCATTTCTATAGCAGGTACAAGTAGATCAATTATAGGAGAAACCATCTCCATTATAGGGGTTACAAGTTGTACAAAAACATCTTTAATCTTCATCATTATAGCTTCGAATTTTTCAGCTTGACTATTTTGTTCTCTTAATCCTTCAATACCATCTTTTTCTAATTCAGCTGTTGCCTGGGCTAAACCTACCTCTTTTATCCTAGCATTTAATAATTTTTCTTTTTCCTTTGCTTCATCTCCTGTAGCTCCTGCTAATTGTTCTTGAACAAATAAAGTTTCTGCTAAAGTATCTCTATTCATACCAACAGATTTAGCTAATGCATCTTGACGTATTCTATTCATAGCTGTAAATTCAGCCGCTGATCCTGCTTGTTCTGATATTTCTTTTGCTACTGTTGCTAAATCATTATTTAAAGCTGCCTGTCTAGCTTTTTCTAAATTAATATTTTTACCTAATAACAATTCAGCTTGTAATTCATTTTCAATAGATGATTCAAAATCAAGTAGACTATCTGCTATACCTTCAACTTTAGACATTTCCATACCTAAAGCTTTTGCAGTTGCTACAGCCTCACCTATTAATTTAGGATTTTTTGCAAATGATAATGTTGTAGCAGCTGATACTTTGCCTATATCTTTTAATAGTGATTTTTCATTTAATAAAACACCATTTTGTATTGCTGACATTTTAGCTTGGGCCATAAACTCACCTGTAATGTCATTCATAGATTTACCTGTAGCTAATGAGATATTATTAATACCTATTAATTCTTCATTAGTAAATCCTGCCATATCTCGCATTTCAGTAAATGCAATAGCGTTTTCACCTGCTAAAACAACACTAGTTCCTAGAGCATTGTTTATAGCCATTTGGGTTTCTTGTATTCCTTTAGTAGTGACAAAAACATTACCAGATTCATTAGCCTGTCTTGCAAATTCTTTTCGAGTTGTTAGAGCTTCATTATAGCTCATATTTAGATTCTTAGCTAAATCACCGGCCCCAGAATCTACCCCCTTTATAGCATCTATAAGCTGATCACCTATAAATTTAGCTAATGCTAAGGGATCTGTAAGGTTCTTCATCATGGATTTACCCAATGAACCTATACCTGCTTTTAAAATTTGTACTTTACCCCCAAACGTTGTTGTTTCTGTCCCCCCTTTAGTAACTTCATCCGCTACTTTAGACATTGCATCTTCAGCATCCTTTATTCCCAGTTGGTCAACCAGACCACCCATTCCTAATTTATCTAAGGCGGATTTAAGACCACCAATCATAGCACCCCCTAGACCCATAGCATCAGAAATTTTTTCTTCTTCAGCAAGTCTTTTTTTAGCAGTAGTTAATAAATCATTATATAAAACATTTTCATTTGCTAAAGTTCCTTCAATTTCAACTAAAGCTGCTAATTCTCTATTAGACAAATCATTAGCATCATATTTTTGTTTAAGATTTGTATAAAGAGTTTTTTGGTTTTCTTTTTCAGCCTTAATTTTATCTTGAATAGATATTAATTCTTTTTTACTAAGTTTATTAATACCTACTTGATCATTTTGTAGTTTTTGGGCTAAACCCGACAGGGCATTAAATGATTTTTTTGCATCCGCTAGTGGCTTACTAGTTTTTTGCATTTCTTGAACCACATTTTTAAAACCTGAGGCAATACCAGAAATATCCTTAGTAGCATCTTGAAGTTCTTGTCTAAGGGATTTAACAACTCTTTCAGCCTCATTAAGTTCCTTAACATCAAATATTTTAATCTGCTTACCACCCAATTGCTTATTAAGTTCTTGGATTTGGTCATTAAGTTTTTTTATTTGGTCTTGAGTCGCCATTGATATAAGTGGTTTTGTTATAAATATTACTACTTATAACTTGTTTTACCTTTATATGGTTTAGATGCAGCAGTAAAATCTGGGGTGTTGATCTTACCATCAGGGTTAATCATATTTTTTGTTCCTTTACCTTTACTATTTGACTTTTCGTATTCATCCTTTTCATTTTTATAGAATTTATCTATTTCAGAAAATGTGTATTTACGAAGCCATATAGGCATATTATAAACAGAATTATAGTCATATCCTCCCTTACCATGGAATAAAATTTGGTGGATGTGAGAAAAAAGAGATTTTCTAAATAAAGGTGCTGTATTAATAGTCAGGCCAAAAAAAGTTTAGGCCAATAGGGACCTCTACCTCCTCTCCTGTATCCAAAATATAGGATAAGTTTACATCTGGTTGGGTATTTTTGATATGGTCTCTAAAAGCACGAGAATCTCTGGCTAAAAAATAATTATCAACAAAGTCTCTAATATCTTTTTTTTCATCTTTTCCGTTTACTGATAATATTATATGTTTTAATCTTGTAGATAATTCGGGAGATGCATCCTTATTTATTTTTTTTAAACCTGCTATTTCTCTATTTATTTGCCTTTCATCAGAACCTGTAATAAGTTTGTATGTAATTATTGTATCTGTTGATGGTAAAGTATATGAAAATTCATTTTTACCTGCTACAAATTCAGATTCATTAAATTCTTTGTTTTCTAATGTAGAACAATCTATAATATGGGATTCACCTTTTATTTTTACTTCATAATCTTTACCATATCCTAAAATACGAGAAGCTATTAATAATGCATTTTTATCTCCTACTATTAAATCATCGGTTTTAATATTTTTATCAATAATTAAAGAATCTAATAATTTATCTAATACTGTACCTTTTTTAATATAAGATTGGTTAGATAAAATATCTTCTTCTCTAGCAGTCATGTATTTCATTTCTACTTTACCGCTTGATAGTGGATTGTCTTTTGAATAAATCAGACCTTTAGAAGGTAATTCAACCTCTTCGGTTGGGAATTTAAATTCGCTCATATAAATTTTATTTAGTTATAACTTTATTAATTCTAGTTATACATATGTAATATAAAAAAAAGCTTGACCGAAGCCAAGCTATTTTAAAAAGGAAGGGTAAAAAATATTTTAGAAATTTAAAATACAGTAATCTGGTTGAACTGTTAACTGTAATTCTACAGCAGCACTTTCATTATCCCAGTTATAATCACCGAAGTTAGCTTCTGTAATTAATGCACCTTTAATAATCCATTCAGATACGATATCACCTACAGGTCCTAATACGTTCATAGTTAAATCTTTTTTATAGAAATCACTATATCCATCTCTACCTGTTACTGATTCGTGATGTAATCTAACCCATTCCATACATGCTTGTGCGCCAGATGGAGTAATTGGATCAAATAATGTCATTTGTATCGTATTCCAAAGTGTTTTACCTTTAACGTATCTTGCAACGTTAATATGGTTTAATTGAACTGTACCTTGTGTTAATGAAACAGCTCCCATACCTTTAATTTGGTATGAAGGAATCCCATCAACATACATGATAAATCTGTTCTGTTGTTTTGGCTCAAATGCTGTATAAAATATTTCGTTTGGGTCTAATACTGCCATTTTATTGTTTTATTTTATTATAAATATTTATCTTTTTATTTTTTATTCAGGAAATGTTGCTCCAGTTGGTAAAACATTGAAATCTAAAATTACAAATTCAGCTGTTTTAGTTGGTTGTAGATAAATTTGTCCTACTAGCTCATTTCTATCTATTACGTCTGGTGTGTTATTTGTCTCATCCATTACAACTTGAAAAGCATATAATCCTTGTCTTTGTTGTACTGATTCTAGGTATGGGTTTACTTGTGCTAAGAAATTATTTCTTGTAGCAATTGTATTTTGTTCAAATACTAAGTTATCCGATACTTGAGTAATATAACTCTTAAGTGAGATTAATAATCTACGTACATTTACTCTATCTAAAGCACTTGCTCTTTTCTGTAATGTTTTCTGACCAAATACTACAACTCCGCTTCCTGGGAATGTAGCTATTGGGTTAACATTTGCTTCATATAATGTATCTCTGTTTCCAGATGTTAATTTTCTTTCTGCTCTTATTACACTTCCTAAAGCTCCTCTAATTAAACCTGCGGGTGCGAACCATGGGTCTGAAGATGAATCGGTAAATGCATATACTGCTGGAATATACGTTGAAGCTGGTGCCCAAACTGTTTGTCCAGTACCTGCATCGACTGTTTGTAACCACGGCCAATATGTTGCTGAATACGATGTATCATATCCTGCTGCTTGAGTAGTTACAGTATTTATAGTACTATTATAAGGTACTAAATCTATTACTGAAATACAATCTGTTCTATCTTGTGCTAAAGAAACCAATTGGCTTGTTTGTGCATGTAAAGATCCTATTAATCCCGGAGCTGATATTACATTAAATTGGTAATCATCTTTGTTGCTTAATAATTTTATAGATGATGTATAATCATCGGGGCTAATACCTTGTATATTTGTTGCAGTTATATTTTCGTTAAATTTAGCATCACCATTTTCAAGATTGTTACCTGTGGCACCTGCAAATGATCCTGATTCTACTTGAGGTAAACTTCCTGTGTATTGAGCTTTAGCTGCTCCACTGTTATCAAAATATAGTGGTGTTGGAGAATTTACAGCACTAATATAAGCATAAGCACTTCTATTAACATAATTACCATTAGTTTTTACATAGTAATCAGTTCCATCCTGCTCTATAGTATAATAAGTATCACCTATCGCTTTTGCTACATAATTAGCTGCGGTTGGATCTAATGATAAGTTATTATATGTTTCTAATACTGCTTTTTGTGTTGTAGTATCATTACCTCGTCTAAGGAATAATGAAAATTGTCCTGAAGATGTGTTTACAGATCCAACTTCCCATCTAATATTATCAACCGTACCATTATCTAAAGTTCCATTAGCACTATCTACTGATTGGTAATTATTCATTATTACCCCTTCAGAAATAGTTTTTAATGTAAAAGAAGGAATGTATTGTAAATCACCAGCAACTAATGTAATTTCCCCTTGGCTTGAATCTACAACCATATTTGCTGCTACAGTTATTACTAAATCCCCGACTGCACCTGTAAATCCTTGTGCTTGTAAATCCGCTTCTGAAATTGTTATTGTATCAGTATCAGCATATCCAGTACCAATAGCAGCTACTGTTACTGCTGATAAAGCATTAGCTCCATCACCTGTTACTGTAATAGTTGCTCCTGTACCGTCTCCTGTTGTTGAGGATTGTGCTATAGTAAAAGGGCCTATTACGTTTCCAATTGTTGTTGCAGCTGTATTGCTTAAAATATCCTGCCCGTTTATTAATTGTCCTGTTCCTAAAGCACCTGCCGCTATAACTAATACATCTGCTGCTTCATAATTTGAACCCGCTGCTGTTACTGTTATACTTGTAATAGTATTTCCACTTACTATAATTGTTGCTTCTGCACCTGTTCCTGTTCCACTTGTTAAGTCTACAGCTGTATATGTAGCATCTACTGCATCCGTTGGATTAGTAGTAATAGATGGTAATAAAGCATCGGTTAAAGTAACTAATTTACCTCCATCACTATTTTGACTTGGTACTTCTGAAGATGCAGGAGTAAAACTTCCTGTTACTACTCTTGTTACTAAAAGTGATTCACCCCCTTGAGCAAAATAATTTCTTGCTGCAATTGAGTTTAGATAAGTGTAATATTGAGATCCGCTTTCTACTGATCCTCCAAAAATAGCCTCATATTGAGAATAAGAGCCAACTGCTGTTGGAAGATTAACTGGGCCTTTTACTGCGGGTCCAATAATAGCTGCACCAAAAGATATTGGTCGACTTCCAATAAATGATTGATCATTTTCTCTTGCTAATACACCGGGAGATATTAAAGATTCTGCCATTGTTATGTTTTATTATTATTTATTTTGTTATAAATATTAGAAATATTTTCAAAAAATTAAGCTATTGGAGTAAATTCTCCATTTTCTAGATCAATATTACCTTCTCCATACTTATCTTGTAACTCTAAAGCTGTTTTTTGTTGAGATGTTTCTAATTCCTGATATTCTTTTATTAAATTTTTCTTAGTATTTTCAAGTGAATTAATTTGTAAATCTAACTTACCCAAACTTACTATAATTATATTAATTTTTTCTTGGTATTCTTTTAAAGGTTGTAACTCTTTTGTTGATAACTTTTTGTTTTTCATTTTGATTGTTTTAATTTATTATAAATATATAATAGGAGGGTTAAAGTTAATTTCTACTACGACCATCTGTAGTAGGATTTTGGGTTATATGAGTTGTACCTTTTAAATCACTAACAGCCTCAGTTGTTACAACAACTTTTGCTTTTGAATTATATATTTTAGTAGCATTTAATTCTTTTTGGATTGTATCTGGTATTATATACCCTCGTAATCTTAAGTTAAATTCACCTTTTACTAATCTATTTTGACCTTGAGATAATTCAGTAGCAGTTGTAAATTGATCTATAAATGCCCTAAATTGAAATCTTTCTGGATTCCCCCAATATGCATCTGAAGCGTATTCACAGGCCTCAATTACTTTGTTTAATTGTTCCATATAATATGTTTGAATTAAACAAGTATATTCTAATGTTACATAATCGGGTTGTGCTACTACGTGAAACTTTTCTACTGGGTTTCTGTTATTTAATGTTGAGAAGTTACTATAAAAGTTTTTAGAACTAAATTGTTTAGACCAAGTCCCATATAAATTAGGTTGGTTAGCATCTAGTTTATTAGCTACTGTTCTATCTTTTGAAATACTATTCCGTTTAATTACAATAATAGGTAACATTATAGCTCCTTTTTTATCTCTATAAGAACCATCTTTTTGATATTGGTTCCACCTTTCTGAAGCCCCATACATTACAGGAACATCTCTTCTAGAACCATTTTGATATACAAAAGGTTTTATATGGTTATTGAAGTAATAAAATATAGCTTCGTCAATATCTTTTATACCAACTGAGTATTGTTTTGTTTTATCTTCCTTAAAACTCATTTTAGTAGACCTGTTAAAAGGAATACCAGTTTCTTCGTAATTAGAAGGAGTATTTTTTAATTCATTTACATTATTAGGGTTTACCTGACCACCTCTATTTTCAATACCTGGAAAGGGGGTTTGTTTTTGCTGACTTAATGTTAGCTGATATTTAGGTTGTGGTTTTCTTGGTTTCGCCATTAGAATCTTTCTTTATAAGGTGAAATATTAACTTTATCTGCTGGGATATAATAAGTAGAGACTAATATTGAAACACTTTCTCCAAATTTTTCTAATCCTGGGTTTAGTGGGTTAGGTGTTCCATCGTAATCATTATTTGGGTATGATGGATTTTTTCCACCCCAATATTGGTTAGCAATAGTACTTTGTACTCCATAATAACCTTCTTGATATAAGATTATATCACCTACTTCAGGTACAATATTACCTTTAATTAAATCATCTCTAAGGAAATAAAAATTAATACTTTGTACAACATCAATAAGTTCAAAATCCCCTCCAGGAAAGGCTTCATCATCTCTATCTATTAATACATTGAATAAGAATGGACCATTATAATATTTTTCTTCTGCTGCTTCACCATATAAATTTACTTTGGTTTCTTCTAATTTAAATTGGTATATAGCACACTGTTGAGTAATTATATTACCCATTAGTTCTCTATTGAGATGTCTTAATAAAGAAACATCTCTTTGTGAAGTAAACATTGCCATATTATGCTATATATATTGTGTATGGTACTTTTTGTAATTCTTGCATTTTTGATTCTCCTTCTTGTGCTCTCCTTTCTAAAGCAGCCATTCTAGAAGTTTCATCAAAATATGTTCTTAATCTTTCTATTAATGCTGTTTTTTCTGCTGTTGCTGCTGCTATTAAATCCGATTGATTCAATGTAACATCTGCATTAGGGATTGGAATTGTACCATATTTACCTCTTACATACCCTAATACTTCTTTACATAAAGCTAATGTGTATTCAAATATCCATTGTCTACCAACTGAATTGATAAAATTATAATCAGGGTTATCAAATGGAGCATTTGAAACATTAGTTACTTTATCTGACATTTGTTGAACAGATGTAGCTATTCTTTCATCTCTTAAAATATATTCAAACCATACTCGGCATGGTTGATTTTCATCAGTTACTCCTGAAAAATTAGGTATGGGGAAAATTCTTAATTGATCATTTTTAATTTCAAAGCTATATTGATTCCATCTAACTTGTTGGTTCATCTCAATAGCTTGAATTACTTGCATATCATAACTTAGGGGCATCATTAAATATCCTGTTCCACCCCCGAATCCACCTAATCCAGTTATACCGGCTGCAATTGATCCTCCAAAACCAAAACCTGTATAAGGATCAAGATATTGAGCAGATGCTGGAACTGCTTGTTCATAAAATACTCTTTTTACTTCTATACCATTTTGATATTCTGAACCAGTAAAACCACTAGCTGTCATAAAGGTTGAAAAAGAATAATCTTGTACACTAGAGGTTAAGGCAAATGAACCTGAATAATATGGGACATTACCTCCTGAACCTGCTTCTTCACCATACATTTCTGTTAATCTAACTATAGGTTCAAATGTAGGAGATAATAAAGCTTGATTTAATGAAGAACCAGTGGTTAAACCTTCTAATGATAATTGGTTATCTCTAATTTTGTATGCATATAATTCATTACCATATGTAGTAATTGCTTCTTCAAATGCTGTAAACATGGAACCTGATTGTAGTTCAACATCGACTATAGGATACCCTAGTCTTGAAGCAACAAATTTTGCTACTTTAACTGAGTCGGCCCTAAAATCTTCCTGGTTATTATAAAATCCAAAAGGTACTGATTTTGGGTCCCAAATTGGACAACCATCATATATAGGAATGTTCATATGCTTATATTTTATTTATAAATATTAAATTATTTAGTACCATTATAAATATATGAACCAGAAGTAGTAATACTTACACCTCTGTCAATGGCTTCTTTATAATATTCTAGTAAATCTTCTACAATTTCGTTTCTATGATTGGTATTTAAAGTAATGGCCTCTAAATTTTTAATTCTTCTAGCAGCTGAGTATAGAAATTTAAAACCAGAATCTGATTTCTTTTTTAAATCTGTTTGGTGGGCATCACCACATATCATCATTTTACTTCTTAAACCAATACGTGAAGTAATCATCTCCATTTGTTCATGGGTTACATTTTGGGCCTCATCTACTATTATCATTGAATCTAAAAATGTTCTACCTCTCATAAATGATACTGGTACTATTTCTATTTTACCATCTTCAATAAGTTTTTCTATTTTAACTTTATCATATAATTGAAAGAAATTTTGGTAAATAGGTTGCACCCATGGATCCATTTTTTCTCTTAAATCACCAGGTAAAAAACCTATTTCTTCTTTCGATACAGTAGGTCTGGTGATTATGATTTTATCATATTGCCTTCGTAATAGACCGTCTAATGCAACATTACATGCAAGTAATGTTTTTCCACTACCTGCTCCCCCTCCAAGGAGGGTAATTGTATTTTCCAGGATATGTTTTTTAGCGTCTTTTTGTTCTTCATTAAGTTGGAGTTTGAACTTAATTGGGTTTTTAGGAATTCTCTTAGGACGATAAACATCGTCCGTATGGGGTTTACTTGCCATAGAGTCTTTAAATTTGGGATTATACATAGAGTGAATGCAACTAGTGTAAATACGTTAAAAAACCGTAGAATTTTAATATAGCTATATAATGAGATAAATATAGTTTCGATGTAACGCATTTTATTATAAATATGAAAAAGATAAAAAAACCCGGCATAAGCCGGGTTAATTTATTGAAATTTAATTTAAATCTCTAATTATAGAGTATTTAAACCGTTGATTTCGATTGTACCATAGAATTCTGGACGTACCATTTTCTTAGCATAACGAGTTAATAATCCTTTACGTGGTGTGAAGGTATTTGGATCGTATACTAGTGGAGTCATAATTAATGGAATATATGGAGCAAATACTGCACCAGTTTCTAAGAACTGAGATCCTCTAAATCCTAATAGGACTTTGTTAGATGTCATGTATGGGTTCTTGTAAACTTTATATCTTCCGTTTAATTGTCCTACTTTCTGTACACCAAAAGCGTAAGTTGCTTTAGCAGCATCCCCATCAGTATCAGCAGCAAATCCTGGAATAGATTCTAGGATAGTACCTACAGAAGGAGAACATACTAGGAAGTTTGCTCCACCTCTTAAAGTCTTCTGGTGAATGATG